CTTATTGATGAGTTTGTTCATAATTGGCAAGTAATGTTTGATAATCTTTGCTTTGATTCCACTGTCCTTCAATAATGCACTCGCAATCTCATAGTAATGTTTGTCTTCTACTCGTTCCTTGCGATCTACAATGTATCCCTTACCCTCGCCAATCAATTCGTTGAGTTCCTTCTTGGATTCCTCTGTGTCTGTTCCTTCACACTGCACACCCTCAATGCTCTTCTGCATCTTCTCAATGTATCGCTGTGATGAATTAATTTGATTTTGTTTCTCGTTGATGTGAACCTCAAACCCTGCGATGGTGTTCAGTATGACATTGATGTCCGCCAGTCGCTTTTCGGTGTTCTCGATGCTCTCCACCAACTCGGTGATGCCATCTTCCACTTCTTTCTTCTCGTCAGACTTTTCTTTGAACACACATTCTTTGTGATGCTCCTGAATATCCTGCTTGCAAGATGGGCAGGTGTCGTTCTCCTCATAGAACTTCACGCTCTTCTCAATCGTTTTGATTTTCCCCTTGAGTTGAGTTTCCAGTCCTTCCATCTTCAACAGGCGACTCGGCACTTCGTTCTTATCTGTCACCTTTTCAAGCAAGTGGGCGATGTTCTCTTGATACTTAGTGATATCACTCTGTCCCTCTTGGATTTGTTTCTGTGATTCTTCAATTTCGTTTTTATAACTTTCTATAGACTCGGATGATTTTCTCAAAAGTGTTTTTATCAACTTCTCTTTTTCTTCAACTTTACTCTTGACGATATCAACTTTGTGATCAATGTCTTTGATATACTCTTTTGCCATTTGGAGTCTTGTACGAACAATGGTATTCATCACAGAAAACACATCAATGTCTAAGAGGTTCTCCACAACCAAGCGTCTATCTTTCGCAGTGAGTTTCATAAACGGCACATAGTTGCTGCTCCCCAAGATAACCACTTGCGTGAATGACTTGTATGTCATCTTGAGGATCTGTTCTTCAAGGATCTTCTGGTAGTCCTTTGACTTTGAATCTTGTGGGAGGAGATTGCCGTTCTTGTATATCTCAAACTTCTTTGGGTTCAGGGAACGAAACACCCGATACTCATCCTTGCCGATTGTGAACTCAATCTCTACCTCACAATCCTTCTCGTTGATTGAGTTGGGAAGTTGGGGAATATTGATCCCACGAAATGACTTGCCGAATAGGGCGAACGTCAGTGCATCAAGCATCGTTGACTTACCAGCACCATTCTCTCCAGAGATGAGGGTGTTTCTGTGTCTGGTGAGATCCAGTGTGGTTGAGTAGTTTCCTGTTGAGAGGAAATTTTTCCATTTGAGTTGCGTGAAATTTATAATGACAAGGACTCCATATACAACTCACGAATGATACGTTTCATCTTCTCTTTGTCTTTCACTTCTTCCAGTCCCTCAATCTCATTGTTGATCAGTGTAACGGTATCCTGTGCTAAGTTAACCATTTCTTCGTCATCAGAGATATCCACCAGTTCCTCAACAATAGTAATCTTCTCAACACCACAATCATAGAGTTTGTCCATAAACCTCTCAAACGAATATGGATGCTCTTTGTGTTCTACGAACAACTTGACATAGGCATTCTCAAGATACTGACATTGGTATTTGTCTGCGTCAACCGGACCATCTTTATCGTTGTAGGTGACAACGTGGAACATCTGGTATGGGTTGGGGATGAACTCAATCTCACGGGTGTCTGTGTCAAGAACGTGGAATCCCTTTGTTTCATTTAAGTCGCTGAAGGTGATCTGGTATTGGGTTCCAAGGTAATAGATGTTACCCCTCTCTTGTCGGCAGTGGAAGTGTCCAGAGAGAACCTGCTCGTATCTGCTGAAGAGTTTGGGGTCCATACCATTATCAAACTTCACACCCCGCATCACTTCATAACCATCTAACTCAAGATGTCCAATGAGGAAGGGTGCTTCTGCTGTCTTAATGAACTCAATAGACTTGTCGTAGTTTTCTTTGTTTACCCACGGAAGAAAGGCAATGTCCAATGAACCAAACGTCAGCACCTCTGGTTCTTCGTATATTCTTATGTTAGGTGCATTACCGAACAACTCAGAAACAGAATTGACCCTGTTAGTGTTGCGATAATAGACATCGTGGTTTCCGAGAATGCAATGCATCTCAACGCCTTCATCTTGTAATTTCTCAACGAACTTCTCCCTCACTTGGTTTAGGATATTGAAATTGACATACTTGCGCCTGTCCATCAGGTCGCCTGCGTGTATGATTGTGTTTATGTTGTTGTCTTTGATATATGGGAAAAACACATCGTCAAAGAACTTCATAAAATAATCAAGGAATATTTGGGAATCGCCTCTCGACCCCCAATGTGTGTCATTCAGAAGGGCTATCTTCACTCTTATCGTCCTCTAAAAATTTATCAAGATTTTTTTTAGTTGTTTTTTTTGTTTTCTTCTTCTTTGAAGAAAACTTTTCAATATCATTTTCATTCAATTGAAAATAATCATACATTGCTTGTTTCTTTTCTTTAGGACTGTTAAATTTAGATGTTTCAAAATAATTTTCCTTAAACCAACTACGAACAATGCCATCGTTTGAACTTTCTAGTAACTTGAACTTGATAAATTCTTGCTTCTTCTCTTTTTCTATTCTTCGGAGAAATGCATAATAAATTATCTGTGTAAAATATGAAAAGGGATTCTTTGATTTTTCAGGATTAAAGTTGTGGCAGTACATTAAACAATTTTCAATTCCATCTCCTATCATTTCATCCCTGTATGGATATTTGATAAAATTCGGTTTGTGTGATAAGTGTTCTGCTATTTTCAAAAAACATTCGCCAATATAATCTGTAACCGGTGGTCTGGCATCATCGCATGATTCGGCTTCAATTACTAATTTTTTCCATTCGACCATTTCATTAAAAAACTTTTTATTATTAACATAATCATTATCGGTGTTTCGTTTTTTGTTTTTCATATTTTATACTTCTCTTATCAACTATCTTTTAACATATCATAGCAATGTTTTTAGAAAATACAAACATATTTGTATGTTTTTTTGTTGACAAAATTCATTTTCTCATTTATACTTTCTGTGTTAGCGAGAGCATAATTATATGATATACATTAATAGCCTTAAAGGTAGTCTTGAGGATCTGGTGACCAGTCATTCCAGTCATCTCCCCAATTTTCCTTGTTTATTTTATTGTTCATATTGTTATCATTTAAAGAATTGTCTGATAAAGTATCAATAAGATTTTGAATATCTTTCATCTCAAGAAGACCTGCATCAACCAACGATATTAGTGATTCTGGCGGAAGAAACATGGTCATTGTGATATAGTTTTTCATGCGCATATTTTCAGAAGATGAATCTTGATCATTTTCCCGATCTTGATCTTCCGGTGAATTCGAGGCGTATGGATAATACCCATCTTCTAAATTATTTTCTTCATTGTTATTATTTTTCATATTCATATAGATATCAATCATATCATCTAGTAATTCATTTGCAATCGGATTATCAGTTAGTGGTTCTTCATCTGTATCCACATTTTCGTTAAAAGGAAACATTGATGATGGGGAAGGAAATGGGTCAGAGAGATCAACTATTTTTTTAGGGTTGTCGTTGAGGTCTTCTCTTTCCTTTTCTTTATCATATAAATTAACAACATTACTATCTGGAACAAGAAATGTCGCAATATAATCTTTTGGAATTTTTGTTGTTATTTCTGTACTATGAGACATCCAGTTCTTCAGAACAGTCAATTCTCGTACCTTTCCATTTAAATCTCGTACATACTGTTTTATAAAAATCATTGGTCTTTCAATAATTATTTTGTCTTTTGTTTGACCATTAATCTTTGCTATTATATCTTCGCCGCTTCGTAGTTTTAATACTCTATATGATGTTTTCATTTTTATTCTTTCTCCCATCCAATTAAATTCGAATTTTGATAATTTTAAAAGAGAATTTCTCTTTAGTATATATCTTTATTCTATCGGCAAAATGTCTCATAGTATGATTTATATATTTTTTGTGTTGTAGATTGTCGCTGATGTCATATAGTTTTACTGAATCTTTTGTTTTTGAATTTCTTAAACCGCGACCTAGTGATTGTAGAACACGAACTACAGATTTAGAGGGGGACGAGAAAATAACATTATGAATGTTTTTAATGTTGATGCCGGTTGAACATGTACCATAAGACGCAACTAAAATAGCGTTTTCTTCTTCGTTTACTATACGACGAATGTTTTCCCTTTGTTCTATCTCCGTACCACCATGTATTAGAAATACTTTTTTATCTACACACGTTTTTTTTATGTTTTCGTATAGCGGTATACCGTGTGAATCAACATAATTAAATAGAAGTAAAATATTTCCTTCAATCTTACAACAAAGATTTACAATGAAGTTGTTTCGTTTTTTATTTCCAACTATCCATTTAATTTCGTCATGATACGGGACACGTTTTACTTCTTGAATATCGTTGATATTATATTGTAAGTTCAAACATTCAATATTAAGATTGGATAATAAATTCTTTTCCATTAAATTTTTTGTTGTTGTGACATTAAATATTCTACCAAAAAGACCTTCAATTACTAATTTGTGTGTTTGGGAATCATCTAACGTTCCTGTAGTTCCTATCCGATAGGGGCAGTCTTTTAGTTTACTCATTATACTCACTAGTGATTTTGCTTTAAATAGATGCACTTCGTCACCAAATATTACATTAAATTGATTGAAATATTTTTCAGGCATTTTATATAAACTTTGCCATGTTGATATGACAACTCTTTTAGGTGTGTCTTTATCTTGTCCTGCAAAAATAACATGACAGTTCTTTTCTGTGTCCCATTTGTTTTTGAAAGAATAATCTAAAAAATCGTTATACATTTGAGAAACTAACCCGGTAGTTGGTACTATTATTAAAATTTTCTTATCTTCTGGTATGATAGATTCATAATAACGAATTAGCGTGTATATCATCAGCGATTTACCGCTTCCTGTTGGAGACAACAACAAACAACGTTCTTTGTTTAATGCGTGGGTGATAGCAGAAATTTGATGTTCATGTGGTTTTATGGTCACACCACTAGATGTTGGTTTAATGGTATCCTCAATATATTTGCGGACATCCTTTTCAGACATAGAGAATGATGGATATTTGTAATTGTTCGTAATTGAATATTTTCTATCTACCGCAAATTTTAAAACATAATCAATTAACCCTGCATATATTTTTTGAGTATGTAAATTGTAGAGACGTATCTGACCATCCCATAGTTTATTTTTATATGCAGGAGTATATTGATGGTTTGGTACAGAAAAGGTGAAATATTCACTTAGTTCTTTTGCTGTACCTCTATCACATTGAACTTTTATATCAGAAGAATTTATTTGATGTATCTCTATATCGCTCATATGTTTTTAATTACCGCTAGTAAATTTCAACCAATCAATTGTTGATCTAATGGACCACTGTCTATTATTGATGATTTTAATTACACTCTCAAGATAATTTACTTTTTCTTTTTGTAGTAATATCTTATTTGTTATATGGATAACATCATCATCTGAGAGCATGAACCTATCAATGTCTGTTTTTAGGACAGTAAGGTCAAATGGTTCCCATCCTCTTTTGTCTAATTCTTCTTTACTCATTTTACCTGTATAGTATAACCACTTATCTCTTTTTAATATATTAACATCAGACTCTATTTTTCCAAGAATTAATCTTTCATCTGACAGAAGAATTAAATATTTATTATGTAATTGGGGAGTTTTCATGGATTCAACATCAAGTTCAGTCTCGTCCATCACCAAATCTATATTTGCCATATTTCTAATATCATCCAATATCATGTTGTAATTATACCACACAAAGAAAAAATGTCAAGTGTTTCTATAGTGCGGTAATATTATAAGAATCATATGTAAATGTTGCATTGGCAACGATTGGTTCATTATCCGTAGAAGACGAATTAAAATCAATACCACTTAATGCAATAGGAAATGCGTTAGTGAACCTAACTTCATATTTTCTTTTATATGCACTGTTCATAACAGTAATTACTATATCAGAAAAGAAATCTCTATGTTTTATCACAGTGTCCCAACTTTCCATTGCACCCAAAGATTCAATCCATCTAAAAACCTCTAACCAATTCTTCATATCTTCATCTACTAAAAATGATACCGACATATCTTCAAAATTATAACGACCACCAACATGTTTTGGATAAGTTCCAAAAGTGCTTGGTTGTTCAACCGGCGTTATACTTATCGTGGGAATATTGGCAGACTGACAATGATAAGTGACCGTTGGGAGTCTTGTTATTTCTAATTGAAAAAGGTTAGATGCAAGGTAATTATTTGTGTCTGGCTGTCTTGAATTTGTTACTTGTGTAACATCAGGTATACCGGGTCCGGTATAACCATGTCCTGCACCTGTATAACCATGTGACATTATAGAATCTCCTATGTTACTATTTATACAAAAAAAGGGAGTCCCGAAGGACTCCCTTTATTCTTTACGAATTTACCCGATTAATCAGGCAGTGTTACCGTGGAGGTTAGTAATGGTCAACAGTCTATAGTAGACATTCTTACCAGAACCAACGCTTACGGTAGTACCATCATCATGGGCGAATGGGTTTGCAACCATTCCATAACGAGTCTTAAACCCGATCTTGGGCTGGAAGGTGTTCTCACCAACCGCACGCACCATCTGGAGTGGAACGTATGGGCAATAGAAGAGTCCAGCATCGTATGGACTACTACCCCTATAACCGACACATGCGAAGTTTACATCGCTAGAACGAGCATCGTTCGTAGTTGCGGTATAAGGATCAATATAAACTTTCATCTTACCGTTGAGTGTACCGACAAAGGTGTTACCAGTATCATCAACATCAAGACTATTGTTAAGTGCTGGGGAGAGTTGTAACCAACCACCCATTGCGAGTGCAGAAGCAACATCAGAGGAGCAGACAACGAAGTTGCCCTTACCACGACGAGTTTGCTTGGCAATCACATTTGCTTCACGCTCTAACTGGAACATGAGTCCACGGAAGCGTTCTGCGGACCAACGACCATCAGAGTCAGTGTTGAGGTCATAAGTACCAGCAGTTGTCAAATCAGTATGCTGGGCACCATTTTTTGCACTAGTATAAATGCTACGAATCATCTCACGGTTAATTTCAGCAAGAATTTCGATAGAA